TTTGCTTAATGTTTCTACTTGGGAACCTATTGAATATTCAGAAGATGTTCCTTTAGAAATTATAAGAAATATCTCAGTTCCTACTAAAAAACAGTTAAAAGAGTATGATGAATTATGTACTAAACCTGCACCTATAGTTACTAAACATAACTGGCAGAATTACAATGCTTATAATCAAGTAGATATTTGGAATAAGAGCTTTAAACAAGAACCTCTTGATATCCCAATTCCTTTACAATGGACGGATAATACCAAATTACTATCACATAAAGAGCTAGTAGAACAAGTAATATCAGAACTTGAAAGTATTTTTAGTGATTGCACAGATGGAACTCAAACATATGAACAATATGTTAGTTCAATTAATGCAATAAATCTGGCATTAACTAAAAGAGATGCTAGATTTAAAATCATTAAAATTAATAAAGGTAAATTACTTGATGCTGCTATGACAACAATTCCAGCAGAACATCTTGATTTTAAAGATAATGATACTAAGCAAGTCTATAATGATGCAGTAACTATTATTAATACTGATGATATAATAGGAGGTCATTATTATGGCTATTAATATGCGTAGTGAAGGGATTGTTAATAATCTTCATAACTATACATATCATATATTGGGTTGCGGGGCTATTGGTAGTTCCGCAGCTACCCAATTAATAAGAGCAGGAGCTACAAAATTCGTATTATATGATATGGATATAGTAGCAACTGAAAATATTGGAGTATCTCAATATATTGATGAAAATATAGGTATGAAGAAAGTAGAAGCCTTAAATGAACAATTACTATCAATTAATTGTATTAATGTAGAAATCATGATGGTACCTGAATATTTTAGTATGTTCAGATATCAAGATAATAATGATATAGTTATATTAGGATTTGATAGTATGAAATCTAGGAAAGAAGCTGTAGAAGAAATATGTAGCAATAAGGCAACAAAACCTTATCTATTAATAGATGGAAGGATGGGTGGCGAATATTATCAGCAATATTTATTTACTAATGTAACTTTAAATAATTACATGAAAACATGGTATTCAGATAAAGATGGCGACCCAGAACCTTGCAACATCAAAGCATCTACATATTGCTCTAATATGGCTGGTTCTTTCATTGTAAATGCCATTAGAAAAATCATCACTGATAGCCCCTATGAAACGCTATTGACATTTGATTTCCCTACAATGACATTGCAAAAAAAGACTTGCTTTCCTGCCTGACAATTAGTAAATTGATAGCTCCTTGATATCCTTTATTAAGGAGTTATCGTTATCAAAATAAGGAATAAATCACATGGTACTGAAGAAAGAAAAGCGTAAAGCTGTCTCTATTAATCCTGGTACTCTTTTATTGTATGGTGCACCTAAAGTAGGTAAAACTACTATGTTATCTGGCCTTAATGATTGTTTAATCATTGATACAGAAAAGGGTGCTCGTATGCTAGAAGGTTATATCCATGAAGTAAATAGTAGAGATGAGCTTATAGAGCTTCTCTTGGAAATAAGAGATAGCAAAGATGTGAAGTATAAATATATAGCTATAGATACTATAGATAAAGTAGCTGAATGGGCTGAAAGAAGAGTTTGCGAAGAAGAAGGAGTAAAGGCTGTTGCAGATTTAGCTTTTGGTAAAGGATATGGAATGGTTAGAGATAAAGTTACTAAAACTATTTCACATTTTAAAGAAGTAGCTGAAAATCTTATTATTATAGGACATAGAAAAGTAGCTTATGCTGTTACAGATGGCAATCCAATAGTTATACCTGAGTCAATCGATTTGACAGGTAAATTAAAGAATGTTGTTATGGCAGGAAGCGATGCAATTGGTTATGTATATCGTAATGAGAAAGAAGAACTTATGGTTTCATTTAAAGCAAATGAAGCTATTGAGGCAGGAAGTAGATGTCCGCATCTAAAAGGAAAGAATGTTAAATTTCAATGGAAGAATATATATAAGGAGAAAAAGTAATGGCTATATTTAAACCTACGGGTACAAGGCAATCACCAACAAGTTTTTTAGGAACTATAGAGGTTGGAATAATTAATTTTACAGATAGAAGCAATGAATTCGATTGGGCTGATTTGTTTTTAGAGGTAGAATTATCTGTTAAAAATAGTGAATATTCTAATAAAATGTCTGTATTAGGTGAATTTGAAAAGGATACAGATGGTAAGATTAAAGGTGGCTCAGTATTAAATAAATTATATAGACTATTTGATACAATAGGTTGTACTGCAGGATTAACAATTGATGGTAAATGGGAAGATGCTGAAGGTAAAGCAATTGATAGTATAGAAAAATATTTAAATGAAAGTTTTTGTACTAAAACAGAACAGTATACAGCATATTCTTATAAAAAGAAACCTAAACCAGGAAAGAAAGTTTATACTGAAGTTTATCCTAGATTATATGCATTAACAGCTGAAGGTAAGGCTCAATGTGAAAAGGATGTAGCTTGGTTGAAATCAAAAGGACATATTAAAGAAGCGGATGCAAGTGATATGCCTCAAAAGAATGATTCTCAATTAGCTGACAACGCTTTAAGTAATCTATGAAGTATATAGAGATAGCAGTTGATTCTCCTAGAAATAGGGGAGTATTGGTATTAAAATCTGACTTGCATAAGTACATCCCTGTGGATGGAAAGGCTTTATACCGCTCTGTTTATCTTTATGATGAGGATGCAAAGCAATTTGTAGACTCAAAGGGCAGTCTAAAAGGCTATCATGGAGAACGTGAAATTGACAATGTTTTAATTGATATTGACAAAAAAGATAACTCCGATGAATATACTCTGAGTAAATTGAGAGAAATCTTAATGCACTTAAAGGTACTCGAAGTCCTTGAAGAAAGCATTCAATGTTACTTCAGTGGAACAGGATATCATATAGTCATAACTAATAAAGTATTCAACTTTCAACCTTCTGATAGCCTGCCCTATCAAGTAAAGCAAACAATGTCTAATCTTTTTGAAAACATTGATACTAGTATTTATATGCGCAGTGGTATATATAGAGTTCCTCATACAAAAAATCAAAAAACAGGACTCTATAAAATACCTATTACAATGATAGAAGCATATCATAGTACAGTAAAAGAAATACACAAATTAGCATCTGACCCTCGTTTTGAATATCCATATGATTTATTAGATGGAAATTGTGAATTAGAAAGCCATATATGCTTAGATAAGCCTAAAATAGCTGAATTCGGCAATGTTATGGAACCAACGAAGGTAGTACCTTGTGTACAAACAATGTTGAGAAATGGGCCAACAGAGGGCTCTAGACACAATACGATACTTAGGATAGCTAGTCATTTTAAAAGACATGGCATTCCAAGTGAGTATGCAAAAGTAGCATTATTGCATTGGAACAATAACACATTAAATGAAAATAGTATGATAGAAAAGACAGAATCTGTTTATAATGGTAATTATAATTATGGCTGTCAAGACGTACTAATGAAAAAGTATTGTCAAACCAAATGTATCTACTTTAAAAATAAAGATTATCATGTACAAGTAAAGAATTCTGATGAATTACAAGCAGACTTTGAAGAAAGATTAGAAACAAATTTTGCAGGAAGAACTATTCCTTTAGCAAAAATGTTTGGATTATATGAATTAGATACTCAAATCTATCCGGGAGAGTTAGTAACTATATTTGGGCCCACAGGCTCTAATAAAACTACATTAGCTCAAAATTTAGCTTTGGGTGTTGATTTTTATAATGATTGTATCAATACAAGATGGCAGATACCTACTCTATTTCTTTCTTTAGAACTATCGGCTTGGTATATGCATAGACGACATTTACAAATTGTGTCAGGATTAACGAAACAAGAGGTCAATAAAGATTATAAGAATATATATAAACGATATGCTAATCAATTACGACATCTTCAAATACAAACAATATCACCAACATTAAATTCAATTCAAGATAAAATCAAAGAACTAAATCCATCTGTTGTAATAGTTGATTATATTGATTTGGTAGAAACTCCAAGAAATATTAAAGGAGAGTATGAGCAAATTAAATTTGTATCTCATAGTCTATCGAATCTAGCAGTTAATTTAGATGTTATTATAATTCAAATATCACAGGTTAGCCGAGAATATAGTAGAAATGAAGTATTAGATTTATATGCTGGAAAAGGCTCAGGAGCTATTGAAAATGCATCACGAAAAGTGATAGGATTAAATGGCCAAGCAAATAATGATATAAAGCATATACACATGTACAAAAATACTGATGGCGAACTATTTGATGTTGAAGTAGAATGGCGTGAAAACTTTAGATTAAGGAGAATTTAATGAAAGGTAAATTGTTGAGAATTATAGCAATTGATAATATATTTATGCTTGAATTTTTCAGATTATTTAGAATAGGCATAGCTTGGATGGATGATACTACAGGCAAAGCTTCATCACTAATATTTGGAATCTGGAAATTTGAAATTAATATTACTTTAGCAATGAGAAATAAAATAGAATGGCATGAAATAGGAGAAGCATAAGAATGCAAAAAAGAATGCAATTCTGGGAGAATAGATTTCTTCCTAAGCTTAAGAAACACCATGGAAATCGCTTTAAAGGTGTATTCCATAGGCTTATGAAGAAATCTTCAACTCTTCGTACATCATTGAAAAGAAGGAGTAGAGAATATGAAGTATTATTTAATATATCTCTTAAAGAAATTCGTGAGCTTATATACAATTCCTATGGAAGGAAATGTAAATATTGTAACGATATCCTTAAAGTTAATAATATGGTTTGTGACCATAGTATGCCTCTTAGTAATGGCGGCGAATCTGTCAAAGATAATCTACAGATGATATGTGCTAGATGCAATACAAGAAAAGGGCCATTAACTGATAAAGTATATAGAAAATTACTTGCATGGCTAAAAAGACAGAATAAGAACTCAAGAAATTATATACTAAGAAAATTAGCAAAAAACGACGTATTTAAATAAGGAGGTTTTGTGATAAGTAAAATATATAAATATGCAGCAAAATATAAATTAACTGAAATGGGAAAAAGAAAAGGTACTAAAAGACCAAATAAAAGTCAGGCATATAAAGAAGCAGTAGCAATGTCAAGTCTAGGGCCTCGTATAAAAAGAATTGTACGTTATGATAAGAAAAAATCTAATGAGCAGTAGAGAGCTTACACCGTGAGGATAGCCAAGGTTTTAATGGGCAGTTTTCTGTTTCGGGGTTACATGATTATTCCCGTCCTTTTCTGTCCACGTTTCCTAATTGATACTGTTCATAATTTAGGTAATAGTGATGTTGCCTAGTCGAAAAGAGAAATGGGGGACAATAACTGGTCCTATAAGTCCTATGGAATTTAGTTGAGACCTAGGCAAAGGAATATGTGAGTCCCCCAGACTCTAAACTAAGGAGAAGAAATGATTAAAGCAGAAATTAGGTTTAAAAATGCAACTCTTATGAACGCCTTAGAGAATAGTGAGTATAATTCTATAGCAGAATTGTCAAGAGAATCAGAAATATCTGTGCATACTCTTTATTCTATTGCCTCTTTAAATCATACGAATATTAGTATAGAAAATCAAACAAAGTTAGCAGAAATGTTAAATTGTGATGTATATGACTTATTTGAACAATATGAAGAGGTTATTAAACAAAGTAAAGATTATCCAAAGAAACTAACTAAAGATATACCTATTGATTCAATGTTATCTTTATCTTCAAAAGAAGTAATGCAGTTGGAATCAGATTTCAACACAAATGATATCGACAATAAAGAATCATTAGAGAAAGATATGTCACTTTCGTTAAATGAATTAAAGGATAGAGAGAAAGAGGTTTTAGAAATGCATTTTGGTCTTAATGGTAACCACCCTAAAAGCCTAGATGAAATATCTTTAGAATTTGGTTTAACAAGAGAAAGAACTAGACAAATTAAAGAAAAGGCTATTAGAAG